GATAGGTTAGATAGTCCTGAAAACTGGGATTTAATGGAAACATCTTTGAATCAATTAAAAAATTCATTAGAAGGTGATAAATTGGTAGCTAGAATTAATCAAAAATTGTCACAATCTCCGGAAGAAAAAGAACTTAGAAAATTAGAACAAGAAGTTAAAAATATAAGAGAAGCTAAATTATTACAAAATTTAGTAGATTCATTTGGTAAAGGTGATTTTTCTGGATTAAATGAAACCAGTATAGAAGATATGTCGGGTGATGAAATAGACATAGTTATGAAAGCTTGGAACTATTGGCATCCAAATACATCCGATGCAAATTCGTTTAGAAAAATTGACCCGAAATATGATGAGAAATTAAAAAAGAGAGGTATACAAGTTCCTCCACCAAATCACCCAGCTACTATAATTAGAATGGTATCTCAGCAGGGTGGTTCTAGAAGTAGAGGTATTCAAAGACCTGTTCCTGAAAGAAAGTCCGTTACTATTAATGCAATGAAAAAAGAAAAAGTATTAAAAAGTAAAAGAGAAACTATTACTACCGATACCGTTTTATTAAAAGCAATTAAGAATGTTGAAAAGGGTATAAAGGATAAAGTATCTAAAATAGGTCAACTAAAACAACAGGTTAAACAACAAAAAGGTAAAAACAAATAATGAACACACAATTACTTTGCCTGTTTACAACCAAAGAAGAATTAGAGAAATCGATTCAATTTATATTGGGAAGTTATACTTTAACTAATCCAAATGTTTTTATATTAGAAAATAAAACACAATTGGAAGAATGCTATATTACTTTCAATGTCGAAAAAGGTTCGGTTGCAATTCCATCCGATTGGAAAACAATTCTTGTACATAGAAAGAAACAATCTAACACAATATACACTATTAATGCTTTAAATGAAGTAGTTAAATCAAAGACAGGTGGCATGTTGGATAATTCATATATGATTGACTGGGAAGAATTTAAAAATTGTATTTTAACAACTTCAAATACAGGATACAAAAAGATACCTACAAAAGTATTTAAAAGTTTCAATACTCAAAATTTGGAATATTAAAATATTTTTCTTATATTTGACTTATGTCAATAAGAAAAAGATATAAACCAATAGAGATAACGGCTGACGACCCTTCCGACATTTTTGAAACCAATAGACGAGAACTTGCAAAAGCAATCGTAGATGGTATTCAGCATGGTTTAAGGACTAAAAAGAAAAGAGTTGATTTTGCAAAAGTCCTAATTAAAGGAATTATAGTTATTACATTATCAATAGATAGCAGAGAATTTTCAGATTTATTAGAAGAACAATTACAAATCCTTATTGACTTTGAGGAGTATGAATCATGTGCGCTAGTTGTCAAATTACAGAATAAAATGAATAAACAAAAAGTATAGTTATGGCACCGAAACAAAAAGAAGGAGAATATTACATTGGAGATACAAGTTATCTAACAATGAAATCTAGTACAATTATTGAAATGAGAGACCAATTGAAATTAATGATTGGTGATGGTAAAAGTGTAAATTTGGATGTATCAATTAAAGCAGACTTTGATAAAATACCAACGGAATATCATCAGTTATTTTGTCAAATGATGATGGTAAGATATGGTGGAATAGTGAATGTTTGGGATAATACACAACCATTTGCTAAACCAGATGTTAAACAAAAAAAGTGGTATCAATTTTGGAAAAGATAAAAAAATAACTTATGTTTGGATTTGGAAAATATTCAACACAAATGCCAAAGCCACCGGCAGTATCAAAAAAACGATTAGGAGAGTGGCAATCAAAAAACAAAACAAAACAAATAGTAATGCCAGCAAAACCAAAAATTAGTAAAGACCAATTGTTTCCAGAAGCAGTTCAAAGAGCAAAAGATATAGTAGAAAATTCTAATATAAAAGAAATGGTAAACGGCCCTCAACACTATGGGGGAAAAGACAATCCATATGAAGTAATTAAAGTGTGTGAAGCGTGGGGATTGGACAAAGATGCTTACTTATTCAATGTAGTTAAGTATGTAGCAAGGGCGGGTAAAAAAGACCCTCAAAAAGAACTGGAAGACCTCAAAAAAGCAATATTTTACCTACAAAGAAAGGTAGAAAACCTCCAAAAATAAATTTGGTAATGTGGAAAAATAGTCGTATATTTATAGTAATAAAAGATGAAAAAGTTATATTTAGATATAGGTAATATCGATATAAACCTCAACTTTAAAAACAAATTTTAAACCTTAAAAACAAAAAACAATGGACATTTCATTGGCATTAAAGAGATTTAGCTCTTTACAAAACAACACTAAAAAGTCGGACGCAATCTTTAAACCGGCAAACGGAAAATCTCAAGTGAGAATCGTTCCTTACAAGTTCAACAAAGACATTCCTTTCATTGAACTTTACTTTCACTACAACATTAATAACAAGACTTATTTAAGTCCAATGTCATTTGGTAGACCTGACCCTATCGTTGAGTTTGCAGAAAAACTTAAGAGAACAGGTGATACCGATGATTGGAAAGCAGGTAAGAAAATGGAACCAAAGTTAAGAACTTTCGTACCAGTTATCGTAAGAGGTAAAGAATCAGAAGGAGTAAAATTCTGGGGATTCGGTAAGACGGTTTATCAAGATATCTTAGGATATATTGCTGACCCTGATTACGGAGATATTACAGACCCAAACACAGGTAGAGATATCGTATTGGAAGTAATGTCAGCAGAAGAGTCTAACGCATCTTATCCAACAACTACAATCAGAGTTAAACCTGCAACATCTAAATTAGCAGATTCTCCGGAAACTATCCAACAATTGTTAGATGGACAAAAAGAAATTACTGAATTATATCAGGAGTTATCTTACGCAGAATTAAAGTCAGTTTTAGAAAATTGGTTAAACCCATCAGCAGCAGTTGGTAGTGATGATATCATTGAAGAATTAGAAGCACCAAAACCAAAAGCAGTAGTTTCAACACCGGCACCGAAACAACCATCGGCTGATATGGGTGGAACACAAGAAATTGGTGACTTACCTTGGGAAAAGGAAGAAGCTCCAAAGGTAAAGGATGATGTAGCATCAGCATTTGATGATTTATTTAACAATTAATAATTAGGTTACAATGGCCAAAAGAGAAGAGGATTTAGCAAGTATTCTTGCTGATTCATTAAACAAACAAAATAAGGATGGTAAAATTGCCTACTTTCTAAATGATGAAGGTGGTGATGCTCCTACCAATGTTAAAGATTGGATTTCAACTGGTAATGCTATGTTGGATGTTGCAATCTCTAACAGACCTTATGGTGGCTTCCCTGTTGGTAGAATATGTGAGATTACGGGTTTAGAGCAAAGTGGAAAATCTTTGCTCTCTGCCCATATTCTTGCAGAAACACAACGAAAAGGTGGAGTGGCCGTATTAATTGATACCGAAACTGCCGTAAGTAGAGAATACTTAGAAGCAATCGGAGTAGATATTTCAAAGTTATTATATGTTTCAGTTGACACCGTTGAAGGTATCTTTGAAGCATGTGAAACAATCATTGAAAAGGTTAGAACAGGAGACAAAGATAGATTGGTTACAATCGTAGTTGACTCAGTAGCAGCAGCATCTTCAAAGAAAGAGATGGAAGCTGATTACGATAAAGATGGTTACGCAACCGACAAAGCTATTATCATTTCAAAAGCAATGAGAAAGATTACCAATATGATTGGTCGTCAGTCAATTGCTTTAGTATTCACAAATCAATTAAGACAAAAAATGAACGCAATGTTCGGTGACCCGTGGACAACATCGGGTGGTAAGGCATTAGCATTCCACGCTTCTGTTAGATTGAGATTAAAGAATATGGGACAATTGAAAGCAGGTGATAAGATTGTGGGTATTAAAGTTCGTTGTCAGGTTATTAAAAACCGTATGGGCCCACCATTACGACATGCAGACTTTGACATTTTCTTTGACAGAGGTATTGATAACTATGGTGGTTGGTTAGCAGTTATGAAGGATGGTAAAATCGTAAAGCAAGCCGGAGCATGGTATGAATACATTGACATCGATAGTGGTGAAGTGATGAAGTTTCAATCAAAAGATTTCGCTAAGATGTTAGAGAATGAGGAACTAAAAGACCAAATCTATCGCAGGATTTGTGAGGCAACAATATTACAATACAAGAATTCGGCAACGGATGAAGTTGAAATTACAACGGACGAGGCAAATGAGTCAGATTAATAAAAAGTATTTAGATATACTAAAAGAAATAGATGAAGAACATAGAGGATTTGGAGACTTGCAACGCAACTCTAAAACCTTAGTTATTGATGGTCTTAATACCTTCATTCGTTCTTGGTCAACAGCACCTAATCTTAATGATAATGGTGACCACATTGGAGGCATAGTCGGTACTTTAAAAAGTATCGGCTTTGCAATCCGTACAATTAACCCAACAAGAGTTATCGTTGTCTTTGACGGTAAAGGTGGTTCAAATAGTAGAAAAGAAATTTACGGAGGGTATAAATCGGAAAGAGGTAAGAATAAAATCAAAATGAGATTGAATCGTGCCACATCGGTTGAAATGAACCCTGAAGAAGAAAGTGCATCTATGAAAAGACAAATGTCAGGATTAGGTGAATTACTTTCCGCATTACCTGTTAGCATTATGATTTACGATGGTGTTGAGGCAGATGATGTTATGGCATATATTGCAACCACTTTAAGACAAGAAAATGAAAAGGTAGTTATAATGTCAACCGATAAAGACTTTCTACAATTAGTAAATAAGGATGTGAGTGTGTATTCACCATCTAAGAAGAAAATCTATAACATTGATGAGGTAGTAGAAGAATTTGGTATTCATCCACATAACTTTATAAATTTCAGAATGATTGACGGAGACAAATCCGACAATGTGGAAGGTATAAGTGGATTGGGTATTAAATCAATCATTAAAGCATTTCCAATGTTATCGGAAGGTGAACTAGCTGATACCGAAAGTATGATTAAATATGCAGAGTCTTTACCTAAAAAATCTAAAGCTCACGAATTGTTCTTAAATAATTTGGAAATATTAGAAAGAAATCGTAAATTGATGCAGTTATCGGAACCAACATTTAGTGGAAATCTAAGAATGAAAATATTAGATAGATACAACGAACCAACTACAAAATTTGACAAACAAACTTTCTTAAAGTATGGTTTGAAACATAGAATGTTGGATGGGTTTTCAAATGTATTGGACTGGTTACAATCGACATTTAGTCACGTTGCAAAATTTTAAGTTATGACAAAACCAATATTCGTAATGAGATTTCGTAATTCAATGAGTGATGGTGAATTTAGATACACACAGGAAACTATATTCAAATCTGACATGAATAATGAATATCATCTCTTACTATTAAGAAATGATAAAGATAAGGATGAATTTGAAATGTTTAACGCAGACAAAATAGAAAGACAAGATTGGAACACATTAGTAAACAAAATAATAAAATAAAAGTTATGGCAAAATCAGCAGACAAATTAGCAAAACCATTAGGAGACAGAGTCCTACTGAGTGAATTAGAAAGTGAGATTTCACAAACAGCTGGTGGTATCATTATCCCAGATAGTGCAAAATCAGAAGATGTAAAAAGAGCAAAAGTAGAAGCCGTAGGTGACGGAATCTATACACAAAGTGGAGTTGCAATTCCAATGAGTGTAAAAGTAGGTGACGAAGTAATCCTTCCACCATATCATCAAGGAGTAGAAATTAAAGTAGGTGGAAACAAATACATCCTATTAAGAGAATCAGAATTATTAATGGTTATTAGATAACATAAAAACATGGAGGTCAACAATGAAGTGTCTTAAAAGTAGTAAAACAGGAAAAATTATTAGAGTAAGTGATAAAGAAGCTTATTTAGCAACAAGTGAATGGAAATTTATTCCAAAGAGTGAATGGAAAGCAGCGACAAGAAAAGTAAAAGTAGAAACCGATAAAACTGAAGCATAATGCAAGAAGTAGATACACTAGTCAAATATGGCCAATCGTATCAATCTAAAGTTGTTGCTTCTCTTATAACGGATGTAAAGTTTTTAGAACAGGTAAGTGAAATTACTAAACCTTTATTCTTTGAGTCTCAAGCAAATCAATGGATTGTAAAAGAGGTTCAATCATACTTTGATGAATATAGAGCAGTTCCGACAATGGAAGTGTTTAAGATTAAAGTTGGTGACATTGAAGATAAGGGATTAAAACAAACGGTAGTTGAACAATTAAAGAATGTTTATTTACAGGTTGGTGCAGAAGATATACCATATGTAAAGAAAGAATACCTTACATTTGCAAAGAATCAAAGGGTTAAAGAGGCTCTATTCAAATCGGTAGACTTATTAAAGATTGGACAATACGACCAAATTATAGATACAATGATGAAAGCATCCAAAGTGGGTGTTGAATCGGATTTAGGTTTGGATTATATTGAAAACTTTGAGTCTATTTTGGATGATGTAAAGAGAGACTCTACACCAACGGGATGGGATGTTATTGACGAACTAATGGATGGTGGTTTAGGCCCCGGTGAATTGGGTGTAGTAATGGCTCCATCTGGTATCGGTAAAAGTTGGTTCTTATCTAAAATTGCATGTTCTGCATTACAAAGAGGTATGGATGTATTACACTACACTTTGGAATTATCCGAAAGTTATGTAGGTCAAAGATATACAACAATTCTTACCAATGTTGCAACCGCAGACCAAAAAGAAAGAAAGGAAGAAATTATCCGTAAAATCAAACAAGTTCCAGGTAGAGTTCGTATTAAATATTATCCACCACAATTTGCATCTGCAAAAACAATAGCAGCTCACATTGAAAAGGTAAAACAAACCGGATTCAATCCAAAGTTAATTGTTATTGATTACGCCGACTTATTAAAGAGTGGTAATGGTGCAAGAGATGGATTATATGCCGAACTGGGTGGTATCTATGAAGAATTGAGAGGTTTGAGTGGTGAACATAAAATTCCAGTATGGACTGCCACACAAACGAATAGAGCCGCAATAGACCACGAAGTTATTCAAGCTGACTCTGTGGGTGATTCTTATAAGAAAGTCCAAACAGCAGACTTTATAATGTCAGTAAGTAGGAAAACAAAAGATAAGTTATCAAACACAGGTCGTATTCATATTGTAAAGAATAGATTCGGCCCCGATGGAATGACATTCCCTGCAAAGATTGATACATTTACAGGTGTTATGGATGTGTTTGCAGCTAATTCAGTTGACGGAATGATATCTACAAAGGATAGTAAGAATGGTGAAGGGTTAGAGAAAAAACTCCTACATAAAAAGTATGTAGAGAATATGGGATAAGTATTAAAAAGTTAAAAAAAGTGTTAATAAATATTTTCGAAAAAACCTAAAATTAACTAAAGAAAACGGGTTATAATGGC